AGGAAGGCATCACGCTGCGTGGTTTGCTCGATGACGTAAGGCGTAAAAACCTCTGGGATGATGATGTCAGAGCGAAGAGTCGCCATGATTCATCTCGGGGGAATGGTTTACGGTGTGGGCGCAGCCCAAAACACCAGCGCAGCCGGTTGACAACAGCTTAGCGGTTAGCTGTTGCCTTCATGCGATCGTAAAGGTCACGATCTGTACGAAACAGTCGCGCCTGCTCAGTTAGGTTGAACGAATCACGGCTAAATGGGTTCGCCATGCCTGCCGGAATGCCGCCAGTGCTGGCACCGGCTGATGGTGCGCCACTACCTTGCGGCTTGGGTTGCTTTTGCATCCATGCTGGCAGGGTCTTAGCCCATTCGCTGACGGGCGTGCGCTGATAGCCGTCAACCACTACCACGGTGCCATCAGCATCGCGCTCGATCTGATCAGCGCTCAGCTTGGTCTTTAGCACCATGTCAGGATCGTGCACGATGTCAGCCAGCGCCGTTACTGCTGGTGTGACGAGCTCCAGTTCGCGGACTCGCGCTTCAAGGGTTGCGATGCGCTGGTCCTTTTCCGTCGTCGCCTCACGGAACTGTTGCTCCAGAGCCTGTCGCGCTTCTTGGTATTTGCCTTGTGATTCAAGCTGCTGTTGCTCGTGATTGCGCTTGAACTCCAATAGCTCATTGACATCAACGCCATCTGGCAATGCTGGCGCCTTCTTGGCAGCGCGTAGCTCAGCAATCAGCTCTTTATTCTTGCGCTCAAGCGCTTCCACACTGCGTTGCAGCGCTTCGGTGTCACCAGTGGCCGCAGGCTCCTGGATCTGGTTTTCGTCAGACATGCGTATCCCGCAGGGATAAAGTGCGCGTTAATTCTACCATTCAATGGTAAGCTTATTTTGCTCTTGAGCTAAACGATGAAGATTCTACGCAGCAATGAAAACGGCGTAACGTTGCGGGATTTGCGCAATGCCATGCAAGGCATGATCGACATCGACGAAAATGGCACCGATGCGATGCTTTATGCCGCCGTAGGCAATTTACATGTATCGGCAGTTACCACTATCGCAAAAGACGAAGATGGAGATTTGATATTGATTTCAGCCGCTGCCGAGGATTTAATGAAAGACCTCGGTAGTTGGGACGATTTTATCCGAGACTAGCCATCCGCCTTGCGGCTTTGTTGCCCTTGCCGGTCTTTGTTTGCTTTGCGGTTTGCTGTGCTCTTACATAACTCCGCGCCGCAGAGCTTACCTTGCGCCCTGCAAGGGTATCTTGGCTGACCTTTTTGACCAATGCCTGCTTGCGCTCGGCTATCGACGGCTTAGTTTTAGTTTTTACTGCACTTCGCTTTGTTCCAGTGCTGGTTGCTTTGTAGTAATCTCGCGCGCGTTGCGCTGTAGCTTTACTTTTTGCCGCTTTGTTGCCGCCGCCAGCCTTAAGCTCCTTTGATGCCTTGCGCTCTACTGCTTGCGCACGACCGCGTGCGCTTGTGGTTTTAGGAGCGCCACCTTTCCTGCCGCCTTTACCGCCACCGCCGGCGAATCTTCCTTTTGAATCTCGCCGCTGTGCCATGGTTCCGTGTCGGTTGCCAACAGTCTACTGAGCTACCACTTCACCTTATCCGCCCAAAACGCCGGAGACATCTTGCCGCGAGCAATGTTACTAGCGTGCCTTGCCTTGAATGATGACCGCCTGGCTTTGTCTGCTGCTGACTCGTTTTTGCGTGGCGGGCTGCCACTAACACCCTGCTGACCGAACCGGATCAGTTTGACGGTCTCGCCTTCCTTGGCTAGTACCGCATGTGATTTGGTCGGATGGCTTGGCGTCCGCTTGGGTTTGTTGTAACCCTCAAACTGCTCGCCGCGATAGGTAATCATCGCCGCGGTGCGGGTTTCAGCTCTGACCGCTTTTTAATGACCGCGTTGCCGGTTGACTCGGATTTGATTCGTACGATCGGATCATCCATGCTGCCGACACGGGTAACGCTACCGCCACCTTGCGTTGAGATGGTCGCACGTTCGCCACCAATGCTGGTGATTACGCCAAACGTGCGCGTGCCTTGATAGCTCCAGCTAACCCGGTCGCCGCGTTTCATTTCTTCTTGCCCCCCTTCTTGGGCATGGGCTTTTGAGGCTTGGCTGGTCCGGTGTACTTAGGCATCACTTTTTACCTTTTGGCTTGCGGGACTTGCCGGCTTTTGACAGCGCGATTGCGATTGCTTGCTTTTGCGGTTTGCCCGCCTTCATTTCGGCCTTGATGTTGGCCGAGATCGCACGTTGTGATTTGCCCTTCTTCATTGGCATGCCGCCATTCCTCAATACCTGTCAGCAGGCTAGCGCCATCTGCTGTTGCCCATCCTTTGTCGGTGTAGATCGCTGGCACCCATGCCTCGCCAGCCAATGCCTCAACAGGATCTGAGCTGACCGTAAACAGTCCCTCGTTGCGAAAGTGCCGCAGATTAGGCAGGTCCATATCGTTTGCGGAGTTGATCTAAGGTTAGCTCTGACCCATCATCGCGTACTAGCTTGGCGATGGCAGCATCGGGGCCGTACTTATCCGCCAATCTACGGAAGTAGGGCGCCTTACTGCCTAATGCCTGCTGCTGCCGCGCCAGCACATCTGCATTGGTTTCACCTGGCATCTTGTCTTTAAGCCATTTGCCGTATGTGGTGTCGATTGGCACCTGACCGTCCTTGCTGGCGCGGGTGGCTGTCGTTGACGGCGGCAGGATGTCTGGATCGATGACTGGTACAGTCGTGCTGCGGCAGTTGAAGTGCTGCGGCGGCATCGGACCTTTGCCGTACTCAAACTCCTTGCCGTCAAGCGCTCGGCAGATCGCGCTGGTGCGAGTGTCGAGGGTAGCAACGTACCGATAGCGTGGCGTGATGTCTTGATTGGCCTCATACACCTGTTGGCTAGCAGCATTCGCCACTTGATTGATACTGGTACGAACCAATGCGACGACTTGATTATCGGCCACTGCTGTTGCCTGGCCGCCTGCAGCGATGAGCTGCCTAACGGTCTTGGCTTCCTCGCCAAATTGCAGGCTGCCGATCAGCCGTTTGGCAATAGCAGGCGTTGGCTCGCCAGTCAGCAGTCCCTGCCGTACCACCTGGCTGAACCGCTCGGCCTGATCGACGGCGATGCCCCGGAACGCCTTGGTGACTACCTCGCCATTAGGCAGAGTGATGGTGGCGCCCTGCGCAGCGGTCAGATTGAACGTGGCCGGGGCGCCTTGCACTGCAGCGAATAGGTCATCACTCAATGCCACTACGTTGAGCTGCGTCGGGTCGGTGGTAACAACCGACTGCGCAAACTGCGGGCTGATCTCCACGGTGTTGACCGCATCCCGTGCGCCAGCCGGTAGCGCTTTGCGAAGCTGATCGGTCACGAACTCGGACTGCAGCTGCGCGATGCCCTGCAGCTCAGTCGCTGTGATCTCTGTTGCATCACCCGCCCAGGTGCCGAGGCTGTCCTTTAGCTGCGCAAGGATTGCCCGCAGCCTGGCTGCCTTTACGGGTGCAGCAAGCTCGTCAATGGTTCGCAGTTGATTAACCGCATCAATGATGATGTCGTTGTAGGCATTGATAATGCGCCGCGCAACGCTATTGCTATACCTGTTCAGGTCGATAGCGTTACGGTATAGCGCTTCTGGTGTGCTCACTGTCCATCAGACGGTAGATCAAGCCCCGCATTGGATGTAGCATCCAACTCTTCGTCTACGTCAAAGTTATCGCCTAGTACATCGCCTTCAGCCAGCTCACGCAGCAGGGTTTCCTGGCTGATGGTGCCAGCGGTGTAGAGCGATAGCAGCGCAGTGATGTCCTGCGGCTCAAGGCGTGCGCCAAGGAAGTCGCGGTTGACATAGCTGCTACCGGCGGCAGTTGCATTGCCGAGGTACTGCGCGTGAAACTGCAGGCAGTTGTCGATCATGTCCTGCATATTTTGCGCAATCACCATCATGGTGCTATCGCCCTGGCTGCGATCAATGCGCTTTGCTTCGGCTGTCTCGGCGCTCAGCTTCTGACCTAGCACTGCGGACAGTCCTAGCTCATTAATCTGCAGCGCAAGCTGCTCAAGCCTGCGGAATTGCGCGTCAAAGCTGCGACCGGCTGGCTCGATGTACTCGGCGCGGCCTTCAGCTGGAAATGCGATCGCTTCGCCGGGTCCAGCTGATACCTCTTCAGCTGCTGACGGGAACCCGTAGAACGCCAGCATCGGCACTGCTGAGATGTGCAGTTGGTTGTCGAGATCCGACTGCACCTGATAGGTCTTGAGGTTCAGCTCTGCAATGTCTTCCAGCGGCGGGCGGGATTCCATGAAGTCATGGCGCTGCGCATAGGCAATGGTGAACGGGATCTGGCTCAGGCTCGTGCGGCCTTCATCAACGACGGTGAACTCACCACTGTCGGCTTTGCGATGGATGCGGTACTCGCCAGGCGTGAGGACACGAACCTGCTCGACGGCTTTCTCACCAAACTCGCCATCTGGCACCGTGACCACTTCCGCCAGCCGCAGCTGGGTTAGCACCTGCCTGCCTTCTTGCGTCTCGGTGCGCCAGCCAAGGATCTGCCGGGGCGTGTAGGTCACCCAGTAGGGTCTGCCGCCATTAGACGGTGCATCCACCAACGTACCAACGTGGCCATAGCGAACCATCTTACGGGCGGCTTCATACGTCCATACGTTGAGGTCATTGCCTTGCAGGTCTACATCAAATAGCTGCTCACGGATGATGTCGGCGGTGTCATCCAACCGGACCGGTTTGCGGGTGAGCATGCCCGCCAGCATGCGCTCAAGGCGGATGTAGTACGGCGGGCAGACGCTACGGGATAGGCGGTTGTCGTAGGACTCATCCAGCTCGCGGGGTTCCTGCGGCAGGTATCGGCGATGCTTTTTACGCATCCCATAGGTGCCCTGCAGCAGATCTTCAATCAGCAGCCAATGCGGCTCTTGCGCATACCAATTCGTATTTGGGTCGTTGACCTTCGCTACGGTGCGCTGCGCTAGCGGCCGGTCATAGAAGTTGTAACCGCTATACACGAGCGCTAACCGCTGAGAATGCCATCAGTTTACGGTTTCAGTCATTGATGGGCTGTCTAGTAGAGCCTGATGCCAGTGCCGCGGCCAGCGCCAGCATGCAACGGGTTGAACTCACGCCACACCAGGTAGCCGAGCGCGTCGTTCATGTGATCGAACCCTGCATCCTTGTCGGGCTCGCCCTTGTCGCTGTAGCACTGCAGCTCTAGGCATTCGATCACGCGGCGGCAACTTTGCATCACCTGTAGCCGTACCTGTCCTTTGCCGTTTTCCAGCAGCGCCTGCACAGCTGATACCCGATCACGCACTGGCGGGTTGCTGCGTGGTGACTGATTCGACATGCCGTAGGACTCCAGGATCTGGATGTCGGTCTGGCTGGCGTTGGTGCTGCGGCTGCCGCCGCTTGCGTCTGGGTAGACGTAGATCTGCTGCTGCGGGTGCCGCCTGCGGATCTCTTGCGCCAGGGCGTCAGTGTCGTGCGCACCGGCGATCTCGTCAATCACCAGCAGGCCATTGCCAAGCCGCACGGCGATCACGGCAGACATGTTGCCCACGTTGAAGTCAATGCCAACGCGGATCGGCTCGCGGGTGATGTCCGGACAGTGTACGGACACATGCTTTGCCCGGTCGAAGCGGTCATATACCTGCCCTGTTGTCAGGTTGACGAACTCGCCATCTAGGTATGCCCGTAGCAGGCTCGGGTCGTAGTTCGCCTGCAGCCGCTCGATGAAGTCTGGCGGCAGATGCGGGTTATCTGCCGTGCGCATCTTGATTAGCTGCCGGTCTGGCCGCTGCTTGGCATCATCGCTGCCGAATGTGTTCCACATCCACCGGAACCCTTCTGGCGTCGATGCCGCGCCAAACTGCCGCACATTGCCAGAGCGCAAGCGGCCGAGGATCTTAGGGAATGCCTTGTTCGCAATGCTGGGCGTCACGGTGTCGATCTCATCAGCCAGCACCCAGGCAAGGTTGAGACCGATAATGCGCGACCAGTTCTCAAAGGATCGACACAGGATCTTGGTGTCACCACCTGGCAGGTGCAGCATGTACTCCGGCAGTGGGCTAGCCCTGAACGTGTACGGGATCTCATACGCCTCTAGGAACGCCTCAAAATCCGTCTGCCAGATGTCCCGAATCAGCGGGCCTGTCGGCTCCATCACGCAGCCGATGAAGCCCTGATTGACTGCCGCCAGCATTACGGCCTTAGCGCAGAGCGCCCTGGTCTTGCCAGCGCCATAGCCAGCGCTGATGCCAAGGATCTGCGTGGCAGTGTCATCTACGAACGCCAGCTGACCAGGGTGGAGGTCGCTGCGGATGCGGGTCAGCAGGTCAGCGGTATCCTCGGGCGTCTGCTGCTGCATGAATGACAGCAGCGGCACTGGTTCGCAAATGCCCGCAAGCAGGCTCATGCGGGCTCGCTGATGACAGTCTTCACGGTGCCATCAGGCTTGACTGCAATCACCTTGTAAACGCGGGGCTCATTGCCCTTGGGCTTAAGCAACCGGCCAACAGCCGTAACAGTAGGTTTCATTCTTCGTCAGCGTTAAAGAGTGATTCCATCAGCTCAGCCTTGACGATCTCTAAGCAGCCAATCAGCTCTACCGCTGTTAGCTCAGAGTCGCTCATGGTCTGAGTGACCGCGGCAAGAAAGTCTTCCATGGTGTGACGTGTTTTCGGCTGGAGCTTAGCGAGCTTTGCGCGCATTTGCAATCGCTCGACGCACGGATTCAGTTGTGCCAATTCTTTGACCTCGCTTTAGCGCACGACGCGAAGGAGCAAGTAGGAAAGCTGTAGCTCGTTCTTGTGTTCTTGAAGCGTTGCTATTGCGCCTTGCCGAACCCAATGCGCGCCGCTGACCTGGGCGATTGGCGTCAACTCTTGCGACAATGCGTTCAGCTTTTGCGGTTGTAATTCCACTACCACGCCGAACAGGCTTGGCCGCGGGCTTGCTGGTGGGCTTGGCTGCGTTGTTGTCCTTCATCTTCTTCATCCGCTTCCGCAACGCTTCGGAATCGGTTGTTTTGGTCAGCCGAGCACCAGTTTTTGCTTTGGGGTCAACCTTGCCTGCATAGATTGCTCGGGCTCGCTTGGCGACTGATGCGCTGCGCGATGCCTTGCTGTTGGGGCCTTCACCCTCGCGTTTCATCGCGGCATTCAAGTTGCGTGTGGCGCGCCTCTCCCTTCCCACTTGTGCAATCGTTGCTGCACTAGGAGCCGGCTTGGATGGCCTTGTCTTGCCCTGCCCAATCTTCCCGGCGGCGCTAGGGTCGCGCTTCACGCTGCCCTTAATGGCGCCGGAAGGTTTAGCGCTGCTAGCCCGCATGGTCTGCGTTGCACGCTTGTTCCCTGCCGCCGTCCTCAGCCGACCACCTCTAGCAGTTGCTCCAGTGCTGGAAAACCTACCCCTGTTGTCTCGTGCGTAACGACGTGCCATGGCTAACCCTGCAATACAAGCATGTTAGCTAGCTCATTTCAAACCGCAGCAGCCGCGCTTGCTTGTCCAGTGCAATCAGCGCCGTGTTGAGCTGGTCTTTCTCGGCAGCGCGGCGTTCGTATTCCATCGCTCGTGCAATGGCCGCTTCAAGCCACTGCGACCGTTCCAGCTTGGCATCAGCAGACAACAGCTCGCGAGCGCGGGCGATATAGGAATCAACTTGGCGATCACCTATCCCCCAGTTTTCCGCGGCAAACTGAATAATCTGTTTTCTGCTATGAGCGCGCAAGAGCAAGTCATAGACAGCATTTGTGCGCTGTTCTGACTCTGTATTGTTGCACTTGCGCGCCATTGTATTATTCCCGGATTTGGACTGGCATCACCAGATAAGTCTGGCCGATGACGACAGGCGAGGTAGATGTGTTGGCCTGAATGGTGATCATAGTGTCAGTGTATCCCTTCAGTCCATCCATAAGGTAATGGACGTTGACGGCCAGCTGCGGCAGCTTGCCATCACATGCGACCGATTCAGCGCCGCTGCTGGTTTCGGATTCGGCGGTCACTTCAATGGCGCCGGCCTTGACGGTCAGTCGCACGATGTCATTAGGCGAGACGCACGCGATCCGCTCCAATGCCGCCAGGAGTGCTTCACGGTTGCAGGTGGCCAGGGTCTTGAAGGTGGCAGGGATCAGCTGCTGCACTGATGGGTAGGTGCCATCGAGCGTGCGCGTGATCATGCGCGTGGCAGTGTCCAGTTGGATTGCGACGTGGCCGCCATCCACGGCAAAGGACGCAGGGTTCCGCACCTGCGTCATGGCGCGGGATGGGATCACCACATCCATCACGCGCGCATTGGACGGGATGGTGCGTACCGCGAGACGGTGTCCGTCGGTGGCTTCCATGCGCAGCTCGCTGCCATCGCTAACTAGGTGGATGCCGGTGAGCACCTGCTTCGCCTCATCAGTGCTGGCGGCAACAAGCACAGCAGCCAAGGGCGTCGCCAGGTCGATCGCAGCACCATCAGCAGCCGCCACTGCGGGCAGCTCGGGGAAGTCATCCGCAGAGGCCGCTGAGAGGCTGTAGGAGCCGCCTGCGGTGGCCAGTGCCACGCGGTCACCGTCAAGGGTCAACGAGACCACGCTGGTGCCATCCAGCCGGCCTGTGATGTCCGCCAGCAGGCGATGCGGCACGACGGTGGCGCCAGCAGTGTCAACCATGGCGTCGATGCTGGTCTGTATGCCGATGCTCAGGTCGTAGGCGGTGAGCTGCAGGCTCCCACCATCGGCGGTCAGCAGGACGCCCGACAGGATCGGATGGGTCTTGCCATTGCCGACAGCACGCGCCACGGCACGCAGCGCACGGCTGAGGTCGGATTGGGTGCAGGTGATCTTCATTGAGCAGCAGCTTCAGAAAGGGAACAAAGGATGCCGTCGCAGTCGGCTTGGAACGATGCCACCAGCTCCAGCGGGATAGGGCGGTCATCATCCTGCGCGTTGTCGCGGATGGCGTCGGCATAGGCGCGCGCCAGTACCAGCGTGTCGTGCAGCCGGTTGATCACCGGCGATTGCTTGGCGGGAATGTCAATGGTGTCCATGGGTCAGCCTTGTGGCCAGTGCAACCCTACTCCGCCGTGATCCATCCTGCAACAAACCTAACAGACCTAACGCATTCCTAACGGGCTCTGTTAGGCGCAAACCCCTTGCCACCACTGGGTTCTCTCCCTTACCTAACAGACCTAACAGAAAAAGGTATAGATACATATGAGAGAAGACCTTGCCTACTGGGTAGGGAGTACCACTCCTCTCTATAAGGGGGTCTTCCGAAAATCCGTTAGGACCGTTAGGTTTGTTAGGAATGAGTGGTGGACTGGGTTTTGGGCCTAACCAGCGCCTAACAGACCTAACAGCTCGATGCTCATTTGCACGGCACGGCTGGTTCCGCCGCCACCTTTGAACCAAACGGCGCCGGTCTTCACAGCACCTGGCAGGCGCGCCAGCACGATCGGCCAGCAGTTGCTCCATGCCGTATCGGAGAGCATGTGAGCGATGGCGTTAGCCGTGTTGCTGACGATCACGCAGCCATCCTCAGCCTTGATGCCATGACGTCCGAGCACGTTCTGCGCCTCGGTGGGCGTGACATGCGGATCACTGCCGCGGTGCAGCGCCAGCTCCACAAGCTCTGCGATGGTGCGCGTGACGGTGCGGTCACCTTCGACGCGAAGCTGATGCTGCAGGATCGTCTGCAGGCAGCGGCGCTCGTCTGGTACCTCCACGGCTTGGCTGTAGGCCGTCCAGTCGTTCTGCTCGATCAATGCCCATGCCTGTTCACGGGTGACCACCTCACGCGACTGCAGCGCCCACGCACCGGCCAGGAGGGTGCCGTATTGATCGCCAAGGCGCTGCGAGTCGAATGCCTCGGCCGCGGCCTTAACGAAGACCTTGACCGACTGGCGGATGGTGGGGATCAGAGCGATGGTGCGCGCGATCAGGCGCTGGCCAACCTGCTCCGAGATGAAGCGATCTAGGTCGCGGTCCAATGCCTCCCAGTGTGCGATGCGCTCAGCCTTGGGTAGCTCGGCTGGGTTGCGGAGCGTGAGCTGCGCAAAGCGGGACTTGTCGGCACCCTGCTTCAGAGCAGTGGCGATGCTGCTCATCAGGAACATGGATCGGATGGTGTAGCGCTGCGTGTCACCTTCTGGCGAGCCCTTAAGGGTATGCGCGCGGCTTTCGCTGCTGGCGACACGCGCAAGGCCGAGCACTGCTTGCATCCGCTGCTGATCGTTGCGCTCATTGCTCTCGGCTTCATCGAAGACCACCGGCAGCGCATCAGCGCGCAGGGCCTGCCGAATGCCAGGCTCGGTGGTGTTGCCGGCCACGATGAGGCCCATGTCACCGAGCAGTGGGGTGACATAGCGCCCGAGCACTTCAGACTTGCCGGAGCCGGATCCTGCGGTCAGCCAGGCATGTGGCCGCCAGTCGAGCGCGCCGCAGATGGGTGCAAGCGTGACCCAGCCAGCCAGCAGCATCCCGGATGCTGGCACCTCCCAGAGAAACCGCTCGGCAAGGTCAAGCACCTGGAAGGCTGCGTCGTCATCCAATGGCTGCACGCCTGATGGCCCCTGCAGGCGGCTTAGGCGCTGGTAGACGTAGCTGCTGCCGGTGATGCCATCGCATACGGTGCGGCTGGTGCCATCAACGATCAGCTGATCACCGAGGTGCAGGACAGATCGGCCGCCGTCCCACCATGCGCCACGCCCACGGATGCGATCGGGAGAGTAGACGCCAGCCGCGGCCTGCTGGGTGAACATGCTGCTGGCGGCTGCAGTCCAGTTGACGCCTGTCTTGCTGGGATAAAGCGTCTCCCAATACGACAGCGGCGCCAGCGCGCATAGGTTGGTGCCGGTGTGGCTGCTGCGCGATAGGCGGCAGACCTGCCCGGTGCTGATCGGCTGGTAGTAGTAGCCATCACCGTCAAAGCCAAGGCAGGTGAAGTGCTCACCAGCGGCTGGCAGCGGCTCAGGATCTGGCTGCGCTGCCGGACCAGGCGGCTCCGGCGCCGCGGTTGGCGTCTCGATTGGCGGTGAGCGGTTGGCCTTGAGGTAGGCGGCAGCTTCGGCTGGCGTCCATGTGGCATCAGCAAGATCCCATCCATCCGCAACGCCATCTGGCGTGGTGACGATCCGAACCTGCGCCACGCCGAGGGACAGAAGGCGCCCAGCCAGCTTGACCATCGCTTGACGGCCGACGTCATCAGCATCAGGCCATAGGGTGCAGCGCCGCCCGGCCAGCGCTGTCCAGTCGGCCTTGTCGATCGCTTTGCAGCCCGATGGCCAGGTGGCGACCGCCGCCGATGGGAACAGGCGTGCGGCAGCGTCGGCGGTCTTCTCGCCTTCAACGATCAGCACCGGCGCATCAGCGGCCCGCCGCGCCCAGTACAGCGGCCTTGGCGCTGGCGGTGCTTTCCATCGCCAGCCGGCGCCGTCGTACCAGAGTGGACGGATCTTCTTGCCAGGGAACCGGCAGACGATGAAGGTGCTGCTGTACTGCCAGACCTGCTCAGCACCGGCAGTCGGTGGATCCGGCACTACCGATAGATGCTGCTCAATGCGCTGGCACGCTTCTGCATACGGCCAGCCGGTGATGCGCGTGAGCAGGTCCATGCCGTTGCCACCGCCCCCTGCGCCGTCCTTGCCCCCGCACTGGTTGCAGAACCACGAGCCGGTGCCGTCCTTGTCGTCGAAGCGGTAGCGATCACTGCCACCGCAGCATGGGCAGGGCTGGTGGCGATCGGTCAGCTGATCCGCGGACAGCCCGCCCAGCGCCGCCAGCAGGTCCGGCCACCTGCCGCGGGTGAGGTCTTGGATGGTCATTGCTTAAGCGCCCGCTCCAGAAGCACGCGGATCGCCGTTGCACGCGACATGGCATCACCACGCCAGGCATCCAGCCGCCGCAACAGCTCAGGCGTCAGGCGCACGGGTGTGGGATGGGCAAGACGCATCAGCTGGCGGTGGGGGCTTGCGGACTGTAGCCGCCGCTGCTACGGTCAGCAAGCCTTGCGGAGTTCAGCGACGCATCGCCTTCAAGGCGGTTTAAGCGTTCATTCCGCAGCACCCATCACAACATGCAGCAACTTCTATTCATCGACGAGCCGCCGCCAACGGCTTTGCCGCCTCCTGCAAGCTGCAGCGGTCCGCCCATCTGGGGATGCGACTATGGCGGCGGATACTTTCACGCATGGCGCAATGGCAAATCAATTCGATTGCGTCCAGACCAATTCGCCGCGCTTGCGTTCACGCAGCCCGGTGACGTCATCATCGTCGAGAATGCTCACATGCAGCCAAGGAAGAAAAGCCTTGCGCAGGTTTACACATTCGATGAACTGACTCAGATTCAATCGCGCGCCAATGATCTTAAAGTTAGCATTCGGCTTTGGTTTCATGGATTAACGCCGAAATGGCGGCGCATCCTGAAAATGGACAGCAAGTCCGACGAGGTTGACGCGGAGACTATTGCAAGGATTGCCATGCGCCGTGGCATTGCTGACTTGCAGTATTTCAACCCACGCAGCGATTATCCACCGCGCATCTTGTGGGCGCATGAGCAGATTACTGACATGAATGACATCCTGAACATGGCCAGGATCGACTACATGGCAAAGACTTGCCCATGCGTTTATGAGTACATCACTCGCGGCAAACATAAGAGCCTGCATTGTGCGTGGCGGCGGCATGGCGCGCATTCAAGCATTGTGCAGGACATGCTGACCTTTTTCCATAGCAACGAGGCATTCAAGCAGGGCGTCAGCTTATGGGCGGCGCTTGTTGATTACCAAGGCAATCCACGGACTTACGAAGGCCGCCAGCCCGGCGTGAAGTTTGTGATGAACGAACTGCTGCGCATGAGGCCGAATCATTTTCGCGGCGGCGTTGCTCGCAGCAATTTGATGTATCACGGCTTCCGCAATCACGCAATCGCGCATCTTGACACACGCAAGGCCGGCACAAGACTGCATGAGTTCAGTCCATCGCAGCACGCCAAATGGTTGGCATTTCGGCAAAGGTATCGCCGCGCAATGGTGGCCATGCTTCATTCAATGAAGGACTACATCAACTCTTAGCTAAAAGATCGCTGTTTAGATCGTCACACATTTCTGTGTTTACACCGGCATAGCGATTCAATCTTTTTTACCATGACCCTCCGCCCCTACCAGCAACAGCTGGTAACCGACATCCGCTTGCAGTACCAGCTGGGCAAGCGCAGCGTGCTGGCAGTGTTGCCCACTGGCGGCGGCAAGACCGTCTGTTTTGCCTACATCGCTGATGCTGCCAGCCGCAAAGGCAACCGCGTGCTGATCCTTGTGCATCGCGCGGAGCTGCTGGACCAGGCCAGCCGCAGCCTGCCGATGCACCATGGCATCATCGCCGCTAATCGCGCCATGGACCTAAGCCATGCGGTGCAGGTGGCCAGCGTGCAAACCGTGGCGCGGCGGCTGCACCGGCTGCCGCGGGACATGTTTCAGCTGATCGTGGTGGACGAGGCCCACCACACCACAGCTGGCACTTGGGCGGCGGTGGTGGAGCACTTCAGCACCGCCAAGTTGCTGGGTGTGACAGCAACGCCGATACGTGGTGATGGCCGCGGCCTTGGCCAGCACTATCAGGCCATGGTTGAAGGCCCTAGCGCGCAGTGGTTGACCGACAACGGCTACCTAGCAGCTGCGCGGGTGCTGGCACCGCCTGGGTTCAGCGCTGCCGGCCTGCGCAAGCGGATGGGCGACTTCGACCAGCGCGATGCGGAGCAGCAGGTGCGCGCGATCCATGGCGACTGCGTGAGCCACTACCGGCAGCACCTGAGCGGTCAGACCGCCATCGCCTTCTGCTGCAGCGTTGCCCATGCCGAGGCGGTGGCGGCATTGTTTAATGCCAGCGGCATTGCTGCCGCCAGCATCGACGGCACCATGGATGCCACCACGCGCCGCCAGCTGCTGAGCGACCTTGGCAGTGGCCGCATAAAGGTGCTCACCAGCTGCGCGCTGATTGGCGAAGGCGTGGACGTGCCGAGCGTCGGGGGCTGCATCATGCTGCGACCTACGGCCAGCGTGGGCCTCCACCTGCAGATGATCGGCCGGTGCCTGCGACCATCCGGCAGCAAGGTGGCCGTGGTGCTCGACCATGTAGGCAACTGCCTGCGGCTGGGCCACCACCTTGAATCGCGCGAGTGGACGCTCGAGGGCCTGAAGAAACAAGACCGCGAGAAGGCGCCATCGGTCAAGGTCTGCCCCAAGTGCTACGCCGCAATGGCCAGCCAAGCGCGGGTGTGCGGCGAGTGCGGGCATACGTTTGCCGCTGAGGTCAGGGAGCTGCGGCAGGTTGAGGGGGAGTTGGTGGAGCTGCAGAGGCAGCAGGCTAAGCGCGAACAGGCCCAGGCCAACACCCTCGACGAACTCATCGCCATCGGCCGCCGCCGCAATATGAAGAACCCCGCCGGCTGGGCACGGCACGTCATGGCAGCCAGGAGCCTGCGCAGCGGTAAGGCACGGGTTAGGGAGCTGGTGGCGTGATGATTGCTGCACCGTTCCCATACTTTGGCGGCAAGCGCCGAGCCGCCCCGCGCATCTGGCAGGCACTTGGCGACCCCGCTGGCTATGTCGAACCCTTCGCTGGATCAGCCGCCGTGCTTCTAGCCCGACCACCTTTTGAAGGGCGGCGCGTCGAAACACTGAACGATGCCGACGGCTGGCTGGTCAACACTTGGCGCGCCATCCAGCTCAGCCCCGCCGAAGTAGCTCGCCACGCATGGGGGCCTGTTGCTGAGATTGACTATCACGCTCGGCTTGCCTGGCTGCAGCAGCGCCGCACACCCGATCTGGTGGCATGGATGGAAGGCGACCCCGAGGCGCACGATGCCAAAGCCGCCGGGTGGTGGCTCTATGTAGTGGCCTGCGGCATTGGTGATCCGTTCGGCCCTGGCCCGTGGCGGGTGATTGATGGGCACCTTCGCAAACTGCCGCACCTCGGGGATGCGGGCCAGGGCGTGAACCGCGAACTGCCGCACCTCGGGGATGCGGGCCAGGGCGTGAACCGCGAACTGCCGCACCTCGGGAATGCGGGGAGGGGCCAACTAGAGAGCTACATGGGGGAGCTTGCCGACCGGTTGCGCCGCGTGAGGATTACATGCGGATCGTGGGAACGAGTGGTTAAACCATCGGTCACACGCGCCGGCTGTGGCGGTGACGGATCACGGGCGATCTTCCTAGACCCGCCCTACGCCACCTCTGGCGATCTCTACGCCCATGTTGACGCCGATGTCGGCCTGGCCGTACGCGATTGGTGTGTTAGGGCGCCGCGTGAACTGCGGGTGATTCTTTGCGGCTACGACACCGAACACGATGCCCTGCTGGCGCACGGGTGGACCGTCACCGAGGGCAAGGCAGGAGGAGGTGCGGGCTACAGCACCAATAGCGCCAATGGACGCCGAGAGCGGCTGTGGCTGTCGCCGACCTGCATCGGCACAACTCAACTCAGCCTGCTGCCATGACCCATCCCCCACGCTGGACCCAACTAGCGCAGCAGCGCGGCTACAGGCGCGGATGGGCGGAGAGGGTGTACCAGGCCAGACTGGCGAAGAGGCATGGGCTGTGAGTGACCGAGCAACACATCCAGCAGCACATCCGCCTTGCCCTTAGCCGCGGCCCGGTGCGCCTGTACCGCAACAACACCGGCACGCTGCGGGATCAGCATGGCCGCCCGGTGCAGTTTGGCCTGGCGGTTGGCAGCGCTGATCTGATCGGCTGGACCACTCGCACGATCACACCGGACATGGTGGGTCAGCATGTGGCCGTATTCACCAGCATCGAGGTGAAGAGTGCCACTGGACGACTGCGCCCGGAGCAGCGGCAATGGCTGGAGGCCGTGCAGGCAGCAGGCGGCATCGCCGGCGTGGCGCGCAGCGTTGAGGATGCGGCACGGTTGACAGGGGATGCGCAGGGTGTATGATGGTTGCACGGGGCGAGAGTCCCGCCTTCATTGCGACCCCAACCATGGATCTGATTCTCTGGCTGCTGCTGCCTCTGCTGCTGGTGGTAGCCGTCATCCTCTGGCTCTCTGAGAGCCGCGAGCAGCGCATCCGCCGCTGGTACAAGCAAGGCATGAGCCAGCGGTGTATTGCTGATCGTCTGTGCTGCAGCCGCTACGCCGTCCGCAAGGTGCTGGCATGAGCAACGCCATCTGCTTCCTGATCGCCGCGGCCACTGTTGCATTTATTGGCATCCAGGCCGCCGACGTTCCGACTACCACTCATTCCGGCGCACAGTCCTACATCCGCAAATGACCTCATCTGATTCCTACTGGACGCTGCAGGCCGCCATCGCATACGGCGGTGGCTTCATGCGGCGCCTTGCTGATGCTGGGCTCCATGCTGACCCCAGCAACCGCCAGCGACTGCTGCTGGCATTCCCGGAGCTGCAGCAGTGCTACGGCCCGCAAACGTTCCTGCACCGTCAAGCGCGAGGTAACGCATGACCAGCAACGCCGACTACCACGCCGACCCGGCGATCAGCGCCAGCCACCTCCACGCGGTTGCCGCCAGCCCCTATCACTACTGGAAGCGGTTCATTGATCCGAACCGACCGGTAGTGCCGCCCACTGCAGCCATGCGCCTCGGCACCCTTGTGCATTGCGCAGTGCTGGAGCCTGACGAGCTGAGCGTGCGCTACGGCATTGCGCCTGATCGCCGCACCAAGGAAGGCAAGGCCGCTGCTGCTGAGATGGAGGCCGCCGGTATCGAGCCGGTATCAGCCGCCGACATGGAGCAGGCCATGGCCATGAGCGCCAGCGTGCGCAGTCACCCTGATGCTGCGGCCCTGCTCAAGACCGGCAAGGCTGAGCAGTCCTTCTGGTGGGATGACGCGATCAGCGGTCTGCGCTGCAAGTGCCGCCCGGACTGGATGACCAATGACACGCTGGTAGATCTCAAGACCTGCACGGATGCCAGCCCTGCTGGCTTTGCCAAGTCGGTGGCGCACTGGCGGTACCACGTGCAAGCCGATCACTACCAGGCCGGCACCTATGCGCGGCGGTTTGTGTTCATCGCAGTTGAGAAGACCTATCCATTTGCGGTCGGCGTCTACGAGCTGGATAACGACGCCATGGATCATGCCATCGTGCTGCGGCGGCAGAACCTGGACACCATCGCAGACTGCCGCGCGATCAGCGAATGGCCCGGCTACAGCACGCAAACCATCAGCCTGCCGCGGTGGGCATTGCAGACCTCTGACACCATCACATCCGATGACTTCTAGCTCCCTTGCGCTCTGGACACCAGAGCAGACGCAGCTGATCGCTACCACCATCGCGCCCGGCTGCAGCAGTGACGAGCTGCGATTGTTCGCCTACGCCTGCCAGCGGACTGGCTTGGATCCGTTCTCGAAGCAGATCTATGCCATCCGGCGTAGTGGGCGCATGACCATTCAGGCCGGCATTGATGGGCTGCGCGCCATTGCTGAGCGCACCGGCGAGCTGGACGGCAGCCACACCGAATGGTGCGGTGATGATGGCCAGTGGTCTGATGTATGGCTCAGCTCCAAGCCACCGGCAGCCGCTAAGACCACGATCTGGCGCAAGGGCTCGTCGCATCCATTCACCGGCGTGGCACGGTTCGCGGACTACAACGCCGGCCAGGGCCTGTGGAGCAAGATGCCAGCCGCGATGATTGCCAAGTGCTCTGAAGCGCTGGCACTGCGCAAGGCATTCCCCGCCAACCTGAGCGGCGTCTATAGCACCGATGAGATGGAGCAGGTCGAGGTGCAACCCGTCACGGTTACTGCAGCGCCTGCACTGCCTGCCGGTGATGCCAAGCTGTTTGCAGCTGGCAAGGCTGCCATTGCCAAGGCCAAGACCATGGACGACCTAGCCAAGGTGACCACACGCATGGAGGCCCGCAAGGGTGAATTAAGCGATGAGCAGAATGATCAGCTGATGCAGCTGGCACTCAGCCGCGAGGCTGAGCTGACCGTACCAGCTGACTTAGGCGCATTTGATGATGACTGAGCCGTACCTGACCACTGAGCAGCTAGCCGCCCGCTGGGGCGTCAAGCCAAGCACGATCAAAGGCCAGCGCGCGCGCGGTTCAGGGCCACGCTATGTGACCCTGCCGCGCCTCGCTACGCCAGCCGGCACGCCGCGGGTGCAGTATCCGCTGGCTGATGTGCTGGCCTTTGAAGAATCCAACTCCAT